GCTGTTTTATAATCAGTGGAAATATAAGTCTTCTCGAAATTATTGTGTAGAAATTTACGGTTCCACTTGACCTTGCAGAACATACAGTGCGCATCTTCCGTCTTTGTTTCGATATATCTTTTAGCGCACATTCTACAGCATTCCTTTTCACATAAACAGAGAACCTGTTTTCTATTGGACCTGTTATATTTCTCATTGCATATCTGGCATTCCGACATTGTACTATGAAAACATGTCGAATATTTATATTGTTTTCATAATACAAAAATAAATGATTATAGTATATACAGTAATAAAATGGATCTGTTGAAATTTCTCGGTCTAAGCAACGATTTTTCCGTGGAAGAGAGGATCGTAACCGTATTCGGACATATATCAAAGGTCTATTTTGTTCTCTTTCTGTTTGGCTTCTTGGACGTACAGCCCGAATTATTATTACAGATAAATTATGTGTTGAAAGTATTAATCTCCGTTTATATAATTTACAGGTTTAATACCTGGAGAAAAGAGAACGTGACGTTTACGAATTTAGATAGAAAACTGGTGGTCAGTCTTTCTGTATATAACTTGTTGCTGTCCTTTTCCGACCTAATATTTTTTTACATAGAACAAATTCGAGAAGAAATTAAGGATTTTTTCAAAGGCTGGAACGGCTGAAACGCGGACACGTATACTAATTTTCTAAATGAAATAGTATACTATCATCGGTAAATGATGTAACATCTCTACCTCTATGGGATTTATTTAAATAAATATAATGATTGAAAAATCCGTATTCTTTTTTTACATCATACATTGGTTTTCCTGAAGTAATTGCATGGACTGAATAGGTAATTACATTTTTAGGTAAAACAAAGTTTTTGTCATAACGGGCTATAACATCACAATTAAATATTTTTAAAAATTGTCCATTATTCACGTCTAGATTATTTGGATTAAAAAAACTTTTACAAAATAATGTAAAACCGCCTATTTCATTTACATCTATATTTTCCTTTGCAATTATGTTTTCAAATAAAGAATGTAAATTTGATGTACCTTTTGGATTTACGTATTCATCAACATCAAAAAGACCGATATATTTACTACTTCTAAAAGCGTAAATCGAATGATTTTGTTCGGTTTGTTGGCAACCATTTCCATATGGATGATCCCATTTTATCAGTACAACTATTTTATTCTTGATATATTCGTCTAATATATCGGATAATGTAAAATTAGTACTGTTATCATAAATAATAAATCTAGAAACTCCTAACTTTCGATGATAATCAATCCATGGTAACATAAAGGCATCTTCATCTTTAACGAGAGTTGAAAATATAATTTCATCTGTAAAACTAGGGTACTTATTGACATGTGTTTCTACAATCAAATCATTAACCATTAATTTTATTTTTTTATTGTATTCGATATCATTTAACTTATAAATAATTGTGTGGTTATGAGGACATACATGTAACTCAAATGTTAATACGTTATTTTCATCTGAGATATTTTTAATGGTACGAGGATTTGATATACCTGGGGTAACTATGATAAGTTCATTGTTGTCATTATGAAGTATATCATATATACTTAAGTTATCAATGCGGTTCGGATAAATATAATTCATTTATAGTAAATGTATACATTTTATTGTACAAATTTACTCGTTTTATCCATAAAAATAAAAATATGAATATATTCTATAACATAATGAAGATTATAGATTTATACGGAAATAAAGTTGATACAGAACATGTAGAGAAACACGAACAAGATTTAGCCAATGAGTATGTTTTAGAAAATGATGTTGTTTTAGAATTAGGTGCTCGTTATGGTTCTGTTTCATGTATAATTAATTCTAAATTAAATAATAAAAATAATCATGTTGTAGTAGAACCCGACGATAGAGTATGGAATGCTTTAGAGCAAAATAAAAATAATAACAATTGCGGGTTTAATATTGTTAATGGATTTATCAGCAATAAAAAACTCGATTTGACTAATTTACACGATTGTAATGGTTACGGTTCTACTTTTATAGAAAACAATGACACAAAAATACCGTCATATTCTTTAGATGAAATAACAAATAAATACAATTTACAATTTAATGTTCTTGTAGCAGATTGTGAAGGATTTTTAGAAGTATTTTTTGATGAAAATCCGAATTTATATGATAATTTAAGATTACTTATATTTGAAGCAGATTATCCTGAAAAATGTAATTATGATAAAATTAAAAATAAATTAATTGAAAAGAATTTTACTAAAATATTAGAAGGACATCAAAACGTATGGATAAAATCCGAATTGATGTAGCCTATTGAATATTGGAAGTGGCACGTCTGATTTACAAAATAAAATAATTTCCAGTATGTATAGTGTATAACAATGCGAAATTGTTATTTACTTACCGGCAATACACAATCCGAACGTGCACAAAGCAGCAAAAAAGTTCTAGAAAACATCGGTTTCAACGTAATTTTTTTCAAATTCATTCCGAATGAAAATAAGGTATTGTCGAATAAGATTAGTATGATTAAAATGTACGAGTTGATTTTACAAGGTGATCATGAATGGGGGTATGTCTTTGAAGACGATATTAATATTTTAGAAAAAATTACCATAGATGAAATTATTGAATATGAAAAAATATCGTCAAAAATATTTTACTTGGGTGTTTGTATGTATGATCATTATACTGTTGAATATAATTCAGAAAAAATAAATGGCCATCCCATAGCTATAGTAAAAGGACAAGTAAGAGGAGCTCACGCTATAGCATTTTCAAAAAAGGGTGTCGCTGAAATTCTGGACTTTGTAGAAATTACAAACGTAAAAAGTGATTTTATGGATGTTATATTGGAAGAATATACTAAGATATCTCCAGCAAATGTCGTAAGATATGATTTAGAAAGTTATATAAAGGGACATAGGGGTATTATTTTTCAAGACCGTAACGTATTTCCTTCTACCATTTAGTAGCTGTCAAAAAATTGATATGAAAAATATAGCCTTATATATCATATTATTATGTCAACAGTAACAATGCGCCCCCCTAAAACCACCGAACAGAAGATTTACGGGGTTTATATTCCATCCGTGCTAAAGAAAAAAGTCATACTATCCATCAATGAAATCGGGAAACACATAAAACAAAATTTAGAAAAAAAGATATCACAAAACACCGAGGGTAAATGCATAAAGGAGGGTATTATCCAAACCGGAAGTGTCAAGGTTCTCAGCTATTCTAGCGGATCCGTCAACGGAGAAAGGATCGAATTCCAAACCGTATTTGAATGCATGTTATGTTATCCGGTCGAAGGCATGTTGGTCGAATGCAACACGCGCACTATAACTAAAGCCGGTGTACACGCCGAAGTTATCGACAAAAACGGCAATGTTCCTATTATAGTATTCGTGGCGAGAGATCATCATTACAAGGATCATTTGTTCTCGGAAATCAAAGAAGGCCAGAAAATATTGGTCAAGGTAATCGGCGTTCGATTTGAACTCAATGATCCACATATTTGCATTATCGCAAAGCTACTCGAAGACAATCGCAACACCAAATAATAATATAACAGAAAAAAATATAAAAAATTGCCTCTCTACATGTATATATGGAAGTAAGTTATGAAATCGGGACGACTCCAACCACAAACATTAGTGTTGACCAGATCGAATATTTAGAAATACTCAAGAATAAAATTGAACTGATGGAGAAGTCGCATCAAATAGAAATCTTGAAAATTCTGTCGAAAAATAAATGTAAATTAAACGAGAACAAAAGTGGGGTTTATGTCAACCTATCTTTTTTGTCGGAAAATACAATCGAAGAAATAAAGAATTTCATGGATTATATTTTGGATCAAGAAGAAATGATAAAAACGGTTGAGAGCCAGAAGATACAATATGAAAACTCCTTTTTCGCGGAAAAAGAGAATAAAGACAACTCTCTATTACTATACAACCAGAACTCTTAACATGTCTACATTCTGTAATAAAATACTATTTTTTTCCAATAAAGAAATAGTATTGGATGATCTGTTGAATAATTTAGAAAAATACATGATGACCATGAAAAATAGCCAACAGTCGACGGAACCCTGGAAAATCGTAACGCCGCTGCCACCTACAACAGAAATCGATATTGCCCCCCCTCCGCCGCCGCAACAACAACGAGGCGGCGAGAAAATCTCGGAAAAAGAAGCCGCCAATCCTTTTTTCTTGCCGTTTCGTCAAAAAGACACGCTGTTTTGGTGCTTATACATTGCTCATTACGGCTACAATGATTATGAGATTATTGAAAGAAATTACGGACTGAAAGAATTAGAAACGAAATCAAAGGTCGCGGAATTCCTAAAGTCTAATCCGACCGCCTTGAAAAACACGAATTATAAAATCACAAAAGTCGCAACACAAGAAATATTGTCGGATCTCCTCGTCAACCAGAAAGATACCAGTATTCAATGTCTCCTCGCTATCATATCTTGTTTTCGCATAAATATCATCATGTTGGATAAAACCGATAGATTGCTGTTGGAATTTCTCGCGGATACCACCGAGACCGAAACACCCACATTCCTGATAAAACGAGACGCGTCATCCAAATATCATATAAAGACTGACCCCATTTCGCAACAAGAAATCGTAGATCTGAAATCGACCAAGATATGTTTAGAAAATTACCAAAGACCGATGAAACCGGCGTCTGCATATAAAGTTGCAGAATTAGAAATCTGGGCAGCGAAGATAGGGATCGACATTTCACAGAAGAAACACAAAAAGAACGAACTCTACGACTTGGTATATAATGCAATTCGATGGGATTGGTAAGCAATAGAAAATTGAAATAATATAGAAATAATATATGTTTCCATTATATAATGGAACAGAAGAAGGACGATGAAAAAATCGCTATTCATAAAGAGAAAAAACAAAAATTCGAAAATATGGTCAAACTATATTTAGATAGCAATCCATATTTGAAAACGAATAATCAAAATAGCGAGTTGGAAATTCGGTTCGGCACAAATAAAAAGATTGCGCGTCCCATTTCAAAAATCGATTTCGATAACGTAGTGAAACAATTGACCGTTTGCGGATTTAAATCGGAGAATATCGACGGATTGCAACTGTTGAGAATTAACAGTGAATATATCGATAAACGATCGGGACAAACGAAAATGTCCAATATTCGAGCGGAAATCGTCGGTACCGATATGATCCAAGAATATTGCAAAACGAACAGTATTCAGAAAATCCTCGACATGCCTTCCACGTCTTACAACAAAATGAAATTCACGCAGAAAACGACGGCGAGAACGAAATCGGGGGAACCCATTCAAGGTGTAGACATGGAAGACTTCAATTTCCGCGTTTCTTATCAAATGGAACAGGACTTCAGTGTTCAATCCCAAGTCGCGCGTTCAATCATCGATAATTGGTCCGACAGTTTGAAAACGTTTCGTGTTCTCAATCGTGTCCGTTTTTCGCACCCCGATTACCCAGTATTTGCCGATTTGAGTATAATCAAGAGTTCTGTAAAAACCAACAATGTACAGATGCCTAAATATACTATCCAAGAGGCAAACGTTTTTCAGAATATGGAAAGCTACGAAGTCGAGTTAGAATTGGATAATAGTCGTGTTGGGAAGGGATCCCCGTTTTCAACACCGGACGCATTATTGAAAGCGGTTCGCAGTTGTATTATGATCATACTGAGTGGACTGCAAATGACGAAGTTTCCCATTTCTTACGCGGAAAAGGAGGATACTCTACAGTCATATATGCGTCTCATTCACGGAGAAGAATATGTTCAACGTTACGTGAAAACCAAGGATTTCATCGGCCCGAGTTCCTTGACTTTACAGTTGGAAAATATACAGCCGGTTAATGAAGATAGCGTGGTTGTGAATGTTCGCGAAGATTTTACTGTTACAGATAAGGCCGACGGAGAACGCAAACTGCTTTATATAAACCGAGAGGGTAAAATATACATGATTGATACCAACATGAACGTCATTTTCACTGGAACCAGAACCGCCGAAAAAACGATATTCCACAGTTTACTTGACGGAGAACATATAAAGTTCGACCGAAAAGGTGGCGTGATAAATTTGTACGCCGCGTTCGATATTTACTACATAAACGGAATTTCCGTCCGTGAATTCCCCTTCATTCCTCCCACCGGAGAAACTTCGGTGCAGGAACCGATCATTCGAGCGGCGACACCGACGAAAGAACAGGCTAAAATTCAGATGAAATGCAACAGTGTGGATATTGTTCTTAAGTATCGTCTGCCTCTCTTGGATTGCTTCATTGATCTTATAAAACCTGTGGCGGTCATGGATAAAAAGGCCACGGATTTTCGCGTTCAGTGCAAGAAATTCTACAGTACCAGCGAAAAATTCAGTATTTTCGACGGCTGTTCCGAAATCCTCTCCAAGAAAAACGAGGGTTCCCTGGAATACGAGACGGACGGATTGATATTCACACCGTCACATATGGCGGTTGGTGCGGCGCGAGTGGGAGGTCCACCGGGTCCAGTATACAAGACGACGTGGAAACACTCGTTGAAATGGAAACCGCCCGAATTCAACACTGTCGATTTCTTGGTCACTATGAAACGAGACAAAACCGGCAAAGACGAGGTGCATCACGTAATGCAAGATGGACGAAATATGGACGGGGTCCAAGACGTCATACAGTATAAAACATTGGTGTTGAGGTGTGGATACAATGAACGCGACGACGGGTATATCAATCCTTTCCAAAGTATTCTCAATGCAGAAATGCCGAGCGATAAAAACGGTTACGCCGCCAACGAAGATATGTATAAACCGGTTCCGTTTCAGCCTACGAACCCCTATGATCCCAATGCCTGTTTCACGAATATTATGTTGAAAGAAGACGGCAGTAAACTCTTTATGCTTACGGAAGAGAACGAATATTTCGAGGAAAATATGATTGTTGAATTCAAATACGTGATGTCGAACCAAGACGGATGGAAATGGGTTCCGTTGAGAGTGCGATACGATAAGACCGCGGAACTGAATTCGGGACAGAAGAATTACGGCAATGCCTACCGCGTGGCCAACAGTAATTGGCATTCGATCCATAATCCCATCACCGAAGAAATGGTTTCTACCGGCAAAAATATCCCCGAACAGCTTTTCACGGAAGACGTGTACTACAATCGTTCCGGCGAAGAAAGCAGTACCCAGGGTATGCGCGACTTCCATAATCTTTATGTTAAGAAGAAACTCATTGTTGGTGTGGCGAACATGGGAGATACGTTAATAGACTACGCCGTCGGAAAAGCGGGGGATATGTCTAAATGGATTTCCGCGAAACTGGGATTTGTCTTTGGTGTCGATATTTCCAAGGATAATATTCACAATAAAATAGACGGGGCGTGTGCGCGTTACCTGAATTCGTATAAGAAATATCCTAGAATATTCGGCGCGCTCTTTGTCAACGGAGACAGTAAATTGGATATTCGCGACGGCAATGCATTCTCAACAGAAAAGGATAAACAAATCGCCAGAGCCGTTTTTGGTGTAGGACCCAAAGACGTGACGCTTTTGGGGAAAGGGGTGTATCAACAGTACGGCGTGGCTGAACCCGGTTTCAATATCAGTTCGTGTCAGTTCGCGCTCCATTATTTCTTCGAAAACAAAATCGTGTTTCATCAATTCATGAAAAATTTGGCGGAATGTACTAAAATCCAGGGGCATTTCATAGCCACCTGTTACGACGGCAAAACCGTGTTTGATATGTTGCGCAAAAAAGAAAACGGAGAAAGTATGACCATCATGAACGACGGACGCAAAATCTTTGAAATAACCAAATTGTATGACGAAACCGGATTTCCCGATGACGAATTGAGTTTAGGCTATCCCATCAATGTTTATCAAGAAAGTATCAACCAGGTTTTCCGAGAATATTTAGTGAATTTCGAATACCTGAAACGAATTATGGAAGATTACGGATTTGTTCTCATTACGGATGAAGAAGCGAAAAGCATGGGACTTTCCCGCGGAACCGCACTGTTTGAAGAATTGTTTGTAGAGATGCAGAGCGAAATTAACCGGGATCGCAGAGCCGCTTCCAATTATAAGAAGGCGCCCTACATGTCCAACGAAGAACGCAGAATATCTTTCATGAACCGATATTTCATATTCAAAAAAGTGAGAAACGTAGACGCGAAAAAAATAAAGAATATTATCGCCGCCAATGTGGACACCAATGTGGATACCAATGTAGACACCAATATGGACACCAATATAGAAGATTTAGAGAAGAAAGTGGACGAAGCCGCAGAGCCGCGGACAAAGGTTTCCAATGTCCGTAAAACGAGGAAACGAAAAGTCGTTCTCAAGAGTTTCGTTCCAATCGCAGAAACATCACCTGTTGAAGTTGAACCAACCACTGCGGAAAGATAGACCCGATCCCAAAACTTACTAGACACGAAAAACAATATAGAAATTATACTGTTTTTTTATCCATGACCTATTATTTATTTCCAAGAACCGATATCTTATTATATAAAAAAATCCAAATCGAATTGAACACCGACCCTCCTCCGGTTATCGTATCCAACTCCCTATCTTCCTATTTATACGAAATAAAACAAAAGATCGATAAACAGGTGAAGGAATGGGACGTCTTCAAGAAATATACAAATCCATACGAATACATAAACACGACAGTACCATTCAACAAAAAATGCGTGTCGAAAAACAAGTATCTGTCCAGATCCTATTTCAAGATGATTGAGATTATTCATACATTCAGCATATATTACGGAGACCGACCGGTGAAGTCCTTCCATTTAGCCGAAGGCCCGGGTGGCTTCATCGAAGCCTTCATCGATACACGTAAATGCCCGGAAGATACATATATCGGAATGACCATCTTAGAAGACCAAACCGATGCGAATATTCCGGCATGGAAAAAATCCACCGGGTTTCTCAAAAAAAACAAAAACGTTTTCATAGAATGCGGAGCAGATAATACCGGCAATATTTTATCTGTTGAGAACTTCGTCTATTGCACCGAAAAATACGGCTCGTCGATGGACTTTATTACCGCCGACGGTGGCTTCGATTTTTCCCTGGATTTCAACAAACAAGAAATAAATATCGCTAAACTATTATTCGCCCAGATTTGTTTCACATTAACTATGCAAAAAAAGGGAGGAAGTTTTGTGTTGAAAATCTTCGACTGTTTTATGCAACATACTGTCGACTTGATGTATATGTTATCTTCGTTTTACGACAAGGTCTACATTTTAAAACCCAACACGAGCCGTTATGCGAATTCCGAGAAATACATCATCTGTAGAGGATTTCTTTACGGCAACAGCACCGATTTTTATCCTTACTTGCATTCGGCATTTGTGAAAATGGTTTCTGTAGAAGACCACGTCCATCGTTTCTTGGTTTGTCCCATTTCTTATATTTTTTTAATAAAATTAGAAGAATATAATGCAATATTTGGGGAAAAACAGATTGATAATATACAACAGACGTTGTCTCTAATAGAGAACAAAAACAAACAGGATAAAATCAATGTATTAATCAACACTAATATTCAGAAATGTATCAATTGGTGTATTAAATACGAAATCGAATACAATTCGATACCTCCATTATGAAGTGCAATTGCTGGAAGATCTGGAACTGCCTATATTTGGTATACTGTATTTATTGACAACTCTTATCTTTCCTGTATATTTATTGATCACCGGCGTTTTCTTCAATGGGAAACCCAATTTATTCTTTATAGTGTATGCCTGATCCGATACACCGTATGCAAGTGCGTTTGCAGCAGCGGGTCCTAATGCCACTTTACATTGACTGGCGGATGTTGTAACAGTATCATATTTTAGCCTATTAGTAAGAGAACTCGACGAAACGCCGCCTTGTTGGCAAAACTGTGGGTTGCTCGGTTTGAAATACACGGGGGCGACTTTGCCATTGCCGCAGGCGGAGGTGCCGTTGGCGTAGTAAGTGTTTCCGGAAGCGGCATTGGTACCGGGTGTTGCCAGCGGATTTCCAGTGCTGAAATAGCTGAATTGGTTTTGGCTGAATGTTTTACTTCTGCTGGTTAGGTATTGTTTTGTATCTGTATAATAACAGGATTTATTCGTCATTGGGCTAAACTGTTTCTTTACCATTCCGCTACTTCTAACACGCCTTAATGCATTCTGCGCTTGAGAAAATGCGTAGGCACCGGTAGTATTTTTGGTAACGGTACATGCGGAAAGCGAACCTGGCAATTCGGTTTTATTGTTTGGTATTTTCAAATCGACGTAACTGTTAGAGCCTACCATTTGTTTGGGTAAATTTGAATTGTATATAAGAGAACCGTTTGGACGATCTAATTCGTCGATTTTCGTGGAAACCCGGGAACTGTGACAGCCGCTTAAATCCATATTGGCGGCAATTTCTCTTCTGTATATTTTCAGAGGGTTGGGCGAGAAAATGCTGCCGCGTGTTGCCGTTGGTTTGTTTTTCTTGATGATGCTGCTTATTTGTGTAAATGCTTTATTTTTCCACGATACGAAAGGTACGTCATTTATCAGAGTTTGTTTATTCATATTGTATAAGTTTGCCATACTATACTATATGAAAGTAAAATAATATGTATATTTGTTCTCATCTTATATACATATTATTGTAAAAAATCTAAATAGAAAAAATGTATACATTCAATGAACGTGGTTTTAAATATTTCCGATTTTTCGATAGAGAATGTGTTTTTTCTGGAAAAAAAGACCAATATTGTTTTCAACGGAGTTTTCACTAAAATTATGTATTCGAATGAATTATTTCTGATGAACGGGATTTATTTCAAGTTTCCATTGGAAATACAGAAAATAAATGAGAACCCGAATAAAATATATGCGTTATTTCAAGTATATAACAAAATAAATATTAAAACCGTACAGGAATTTACAGGTGTTGAATTGTCAATACTAGAACAGTATAAAAGAATGAATAACTGTAATAAAAAAATAAATAATTCATTGTCGAAACAAATGTACAGCGGGTTCGTAAAGATTTTTTGTGTACAAGACAATAAAAACCCGGTTATAGAGCCCAACACGACTGTTTCGTTTGTCATGAAGATATCCGGTGTTTGGGAAACGAATGATGAAATCGGTATTACCTACAAATTATACCGGTCGTAATAATGCATTCTGTTATAACATCAACATTTTCATGGAACCGCCGCGTCTCGCCGGTTTTGGCTGTTGCTTGAACGGCTGGTTTCCGTCGCGTATATTATGAATTATATTTGTTTCTGGTTTATTTTCTACTAGTGTTGAGAACCTGGTTACATTCACAAACCCGGTGTTGTCGTCGATATTGTATTCCAAGTTTTTAATGGAAGAAAATCCTTCGATGGTATTGCATAAATATCTATCGAATTCGTCGCGATTTACAGCTCTTTCGAGACCATCCTTTAGCTGTAGAATATTCTTATCCATAATGGGATAAAATTCGTTTCTGTCTATAATTAGGTTTGCTGCATTTACACGTCTTTGTAATTCGTTGTCTTCAAATCCCCACGTCCATAAATTGGGGAACCCCCTTGTTTTTTCAAAATCAGAGGCTTTTATTGAAACAATTCCGCCTAAAGCAAATTTGTATCCGTAAAAGTGTTTTACGGTTCCGTGATTTGTTTGGTAATTTATAAAGTTTTTAGTAAACGGCATCGTGTCAATGTCGTTGAAAACCAATGTTATGTTATGATAATCGTTGGGATACATTTCCTTTAATACCAGAAATCCGATGTTTTTCAATGCGCCTCGATTGAAATCTCTTTTATCGGTTTGATGAATATAAAGAATTCTGTATGATGATGGTTCCATGTCTTCTAATACATAATTCATATGATTTTTGAAAAATGTGAGATGTTGTTCTCTGTCTCGATAAGGAATAATAAAGACGAGTTCTGGTATTTTTGGTGTGGGTGCGGGTACATGGATTTCTGTCGGGATCTCTACAGGAACTTCTTTAGGAACTTCTACAGGGACTTCTACAGGGATTTCTACAGGAACTTCTTCGATCTGAGGTTCCGGGATTTCTACAGGAACTTCTTCGATCTGGGGTTCCGAGACTTCTACATGAACTTCTTCGACCTGGGGTTCCGAGACTTCTACATGAACTTCTTCAATATGATGTGTGGGGATTTCTTCGACCTGGGGTTCCGGGACCTCTACAGGAACTTCTTCAATATGGTGTGTGGGGACTTCTTCGATCTGGGGTTCCGGGACCTCTACAGGAACTTCTTCGATATGATGTGTGGGGATTTCTTCGACCGGGGGTTCCTGGACCTCTACAGGGATTTCTTCAATATGATGTGTTGGGATTTCTACAGGAACTTCTTCGATATGATGTGTGGGGATTTCTTCGATATGGGGTTCCTGGACCTCTACAGGGATTTCTTCAATATGGTGTGTTGGGATTTCTACAGGAACTTCTTCAATATGGTGTGTGGGAACTTCTTCGATCTGGGGTTCCGGGACTTCTTTTGTAATTTCGGCGATATTCTCTTCCGGTGCGGGTGTCTCAATAACCGGTTCATTGCTAAAAAAATGTTCTTCCGAAATCAATTGGGTCGGTGTTTCGATATTATACGTAATATTTTCATTGTCGTCCATCTTATAATATAATAAAAACATTTTTATTGCCTAAATCGAATATTTCTCGATAATCGATTTGGGCAATAAAATCTCTTTGATTGCTTCCAATTTTTTGAAACATTTATTAATGGTAACGTCACTTATACCGCAAATATTTTTGATATCCTGTTTCGTAACATTCATATGACAATTACTGGCTATGAAATATACAATGCCACCAGCAATGGCATGCGGAATATTATCTGTAATAATATTATTCTTTTCCACTTTATTCGCTACAAATTTGCACAAAAGGGTTAATTCATTATTCATATTTAGACGACTACAATATCTTTCTATGAATGAACTCGGTAAAGTAATTCCCAAATTGGCCTGTTCTCGTGGTTCCATATTTCTTTCTATATTGTGTAAAATATTCACCGCCATGGAACAGCCATTGGTTGCGCTCGTTTTATCCAACATGAATATTTCCGCAATTTCTTGGGCGGTTCTGGGACATCCGTTTAGTCGACACGAAATGTATATGGAAGCCGATTTAATACCGTCGCGGTTCATTCCCCTAAATATCTTTTGTTCGGATATGTCCTTGTGAATGGTCATCGCATGATCGATGAAAATCTTCGGAATGCCGGCGTTTTGCGCCATTATAGTGATAAACTGGAATTCGTCGTAAAGAGATTTCTCCTTGTGTGGCATCGATTGCCATTCTGTCCACTTGCGAATTTTCTTCATTTCATAAGAAGATTTAGCGTTGCATAGAACTTTACAGCCAAATGACGACTTTTCCAATAACGGATTAATCGGATTGCCGCATCTGGTTGGGTCGGTGGCGTTCTTATCTTCCGCCGTATGAAATCTCCATTCCGGTGAATAGTCTAAAGTATCTCGATTTATAACACCACAATCCTGGTTTGCACAAGTCGGAAAACCGTCGTCCATAATAATCATAACTGAATTGCACGATTTGCATAGACCGTTCTCTTTTTCGTAAACACAAACCAGAGGAGAAGTTTCCGCCGCGGTTTCAGGTTCTTCGGTACCATTGAGTAAACTTCGCTGATCTAGATCCCTTCTATCAATGTCGAAAATATTCCACAGATGCGATTTATCAACAGCGGATTTCATTGATTTCTTCTTCTTCGTTTTTTGCATATTTTTACTTTTTTGTATTTGGTATTCCATCTTGATATGTTGTTTTGGAATGTGTTATGATGTAATAAGAATACTTTCTGTTGTTTTACACGTATCTCTAAATCAATTTTTTGCGACTGGAACACTTTACTCAAAAAACATAATTAGGCATTCCCCATTACAAATATTATATTATGTTATTGTAAGAGATAACATAATATGCCGAAGGTACCGCTATCATTAAAGAATTTAAAAATGTTTTTATCAAAAGATAAATTAGAAAAACTAATACCACTATTTAAAGGCTTGGAAAACCAAGCGAAAAACGTCATTGGTGAATACGGATTTAATGCGCTACAGGGTGTTTCTAACGGTTTTATGACCGGCGATTTATTACACGGCATTGCAGATACTGCCGCCGCAAGAAATGAAACAATAATGATGAATAAAATAAAAGATAATTATTTAAAAATAAATGTACTTTTCGATAAATTATTGAAAAGTGTACAAACCGATGAATATTCAAAAACAATTCTCGCGTATATTGAAAAAATGTTTCCGGAAAAAGAAATAAGAGAATTTATAGATGACTTGGTTTTCTATTTACAGAAAAATCGGGTTAAAGGCGAAAATTCTCCGGTTAAGAAGGGAGGCTATATTCAAGAACCAATTGCTAAATGCAGAGAATGTAGCAGCGAAAGAATAATCTTAAGGGTCTATGTAGACGACGACGCAAACCACGATTTTTGTGAGGAAGTATATAAAAAGTATTGCTGTAAGATGAATAAAAACGAAGAAGTAGAAAGCTTGCTCGCGGGTTTTAAAAGTGCCTGTCAGTCAAATCTACTTTATATAATAAATGGCCTGTTGGCAGATGACATGCGTTATATTCGATTTACCGAACAAAGTGTAGAAAATAATACCGAGACGGTTGGAGGAGCAAATCCGGCTGCTCTCCTCAAAGTGTTCTCAAAATTGCCTAAACTTTCTGCTATAAAGAATTTAGGTGTTAAAAACCTGGGTTCCAAAAACCTCGGTTCCACCAGTTTTACCAAGAATTTATCCATTAAAGACGCGTACGCTAATTATTCTCAAAAAGCCAAAAATTTGCTCGAGAGTAATGTTCGGAACAGCAATCAACCAATTACACCTAAAGATACGGGAGACGAAATGTCCATTTCCGATTTTATACCGAATACCGCGGCCACCGATACACCTACTCAATCGGCGGCAGAAGTAAATAGTGCAGCCGTAGATGAATCCAACGATAAATATATCTTCGATAAATACAGGAATTTCTTACAGAATTTGTTGAATAATGAATTCAACACAAGATCTCAAGATTGTGCGGATAAAATACATGATTTAACAAATAAGAATTTTTACGTTTATTATCCTCAAGACGTTATTGAACACAATTTGAGGTACTTTTGCATTTCCATTTTGAATAATAAAAATGTATTTAGCGCAAATGCTAAACTAGAATTGGACGGATATTTAAAATTAAGTGATGACGCCGAAGTCAAATATAATGATAGTCTTGAGAATGTTGAAACCTTTAACGAATTGGAAGACTTGGTATTGAAGAATATAAACAGAAAATTTGGAAATACATTTCTTGAAAAATTACCTCCTATTGCAAACGCTTACCGAAACTTGGTGTTTCGTAAAATGAACGCCATTTTAACAGATGTTTTGTCTCGAACATTATCTCCGATTGGTGGTCGCAGCAAAAAAAACAAGAAACGAAAGAGCAAGAAAAACCGAACCAGGAAGAACTAGGATTTTTTCTCGATTTTTTTCTCCAATTTCTCGAACATGTCTTGATTATAAACTAAGTTGCCGGTTGGTTTATAATTGTCGATTGATTTATACTGTTTTAAAGCGGATTTTGGAGCAGCAGGATTTTGTTTATCGTTCAATATTTTCGTGTTGGGATCCTGATCGGATGAGTTCTCAACAGTTTCAATGACGTTCCCCTTTTCGTCTAAAACAATCCCGGTTTTCTTTTTAATCTCCGTTCTCACATAAGAAGGGATGAAATTCTCCCAAGAAACGAAGAGGGTGTTTGGATGAATATATCTGACAAAAAATCCGTTGTCTTCCAGTTTCATCACTAAATAACCGGTGCAATCACCCTTGTCGTAAATTGGTTCACCGAAAATATATTCCGGAACAGTGAACCATATGTGTCTATCATTTACCTTGTTACGCGAAGTGTGGTTTATTCTTTTATGTATACGATTGAGTATCTTGTTGAAAATGGTCAATTGTTTCAGATCCTTCTGTTTCTTCTTTTCGTACAAATCATCAATGTTTATTTTTCGGTTTTCCTCATTATCGTCGGTAAACAAAAAACAGGACATTTTTCGTGGTTTCCTTCTTTTGGGTTTTGTATATTTAGTAGAAAAAATATAGAAAAAAGATACGTGATACTACAATTACGAAATGGAAGACAAAGATGAAAGTCTGGTGGTCGTAAAGACAGATGAAAACCTGGATGTAAAAGCAGATGCAGAGACGCCTGTTGAGGAAAACCCACTGCCTACCCCTACAAAAATTAAACATATCGTCTGTTCCGGAGGAGGCGTCACGGGTCTTTGTTTTTACGGAGTGTTGAAGAACTTAAACCTGTCGGGTTTTTGGAATATCGAAAACATTGAAACTATATACGGTACCTCCGTGGGATCTTTAGTGGCAACCATTTTAGCGTTGAAATATGATTGGGATATTTTAGACAATTATTTCATAAACCGACCATGGAAAAACGTGTTTAAAATCAACATGTCCACTATTTTGGATGTATTCCATACAAAGGGGTTTTTTAACCACAAGATGTTTGTCGAAATATTTTCGCCATTATTCAGTGGTAAAGATATTTCTATAGATGTTACTATGAAAGAATTTTTCGAAATAACCAACATCGAAATGCATATTTTTGTCATAGAAGTAAACCAATTTCATATCGTTGACGTTTCACATAAAACACATCCTGATTGGAAAGTTATCGACGCGGTTTACTCGTCTTGTGCAATTCCTCTTATCTTTTCACCGCATTTCAAAGAACAACAGTGTTATGTAGACGGCGGAATATTAATGAATTATCCTGTAGATTACTGTATAAAAAATGGCGCGTCCGCTGACGAAGTTTTAGGAATTCGCGGATACCGAGATTATATAACCCCGGTTTTACAAGAACACTCCATTTTTGATTTTATCATTTATTTAGTCAATAAAACCCACAAACGTCTATTAAATGTTCCAAACGAAAAGATAACACATGAAATCCGAATTTCTATGAAGGAAACTACTATTCAGTTGATTTCTGACGTAGCGAATAGTATGGAAGAGAGAATTAAATTGATCGAAGAAGGTGTTGAATTGTCTAAAGAATTTCTAGAAAAAATCGCGGCATTGGCGGCGTCGGTCTATACCGTTGAAGAATTATAATGGGCTAATTCAACATGGTTTCCACGAATTTCTCCAGCGTCGACGTTTTGATTTTACTCTCGAACTCTATCGTTTTGTCGTCCTTGACCATTTTTATCGTGGGAAACGATTCGATCTTGAATTCATTCATCAATTCCTTTTCTGTAGGGGTTTCCGTAGTACAGTTAACATCAACACATTCAACTTTGTAACCATTTACTTCGGTTCCGTTGTAATTATTCATGAATAAATCCCATTCAGGCTGTGCTTTCTTGCAGTGAGGACACCAGTCTGCGTGGAAGAAATACACCTTTACAGTATTTGATCGTCGATTAGCATTTGCGACATCCATGCCTTCCGAGTATTTTCGAAGATAGAACTTCCTGTATCCATAATACGCAAAGTAACCGAAAATAATTACAGAAAGTACGATGATCATTTTGCGGAAATGGGGCTTCGCGTAATTATACAGTACGTTTATCAAATTCGTCATTATAACATCTTTGCAGATTTTAATCCTTACAAAAATACGAGATTTTTGTCCTAAACAAACATTTTTAGTGATTTTTTAGTGCACATAAAAATGTGTGTATAATATAGTATTCGTATGGTGAAAAACAAAACGCTGAAGAAGCAGAAGAATGTTTTCTCAGAAACCCATTTTAAAAGTAAAGACGGAATGCTTACTACCGTGTGGGGTCCAGGTATTTGGCATTTTCTACACGTCATGTCATTCAATTATCCTGTAGAGCCATCTAGACAAGACAAAATACATTATCGCGCGTTTATTTTGAACCTTAAAAATGTTCTCCCTTGCGGAAAATGTAGGAGTAATTTATTGAATAATTTTAAGAAACTCCCTTTGCGAATGTCTGATATGAAATCGCGCGACACTTTTTCATTGTACGTTTATAAATTACACGAATTGATTAATGACATGTTGAATAAAAAATCCGGGTTGACCTACGAAGACGTCAAAATTCGCTACGAAAACTTTCGTGCGAGGTGTGCACCTTTGCACACTGAAAACGCCCCTAAAGGGGCAGGTTTTGAGTGTCGACGGGGCCACCGAATGCGCGTTTCAAACGCGCAATGGTGTAGACTTCCGAATAAAACCATCAAGAAAAAAAAGGGCGAAAACGGTTGCACCGAACCGCTCATTGGCGAAAAATCGAAATGCATTCTTAAGATTGTACCTGTTACAACGAAATGCGAAACCTTCCAAATCGAAGATAGTTGTCTGAAAAAACCCGTCAGTAATTAATGATGTAAAATACAATGACATCATTTATGGTCATAAAAATAACCAGATTTTTTTTATTTTATATTATATGTAGAAATATTATATGAAAAACCCGTCGTGTTTTTACAATTTGATCGCTAAACTAAATGCAAAAATAGTGCCATATTACGAAAATGATAGAGTATTCAAAGCTTCTAAGTGCAACAGTGATAAAAAACTTAAAAAATGCGAAATCATGGTAAATGAACAAATAACCTCTGGAATAATTATGAAATCCGATATCTTGTATAAGATTGTGGATAAAATAAAGAATTATAAGAAACTCGATTATTTAGAGTTAGAATATCTGAAAAAATCGACAAAAGAAGAATTGTATATTCTATTACTTTTGTCAAACGAAATGATTGATAATTTAGAAAATATTATCTAGAATTAAATCTTGTAATAATATAATAATGGCATTGAAATCAGAAACAATTACAGATAAAATAACAGATAAATCATCGGATGAGACAAGTACCAATGTATCGACAGAAACAACGCCGCCCGTTGTCACACCTGAGGTGACCCCCGAAGTAAAAACCCCCGAAATTCCGTTTTGGATAAACAATCCCAATGTGCTTTTCGACGGCAATTTCATCCTGGAATTCTTCCCGATCGAAACAATGACCTATGAACAAAAATTGAACGCTGTTTCGAGAACCGTGGTTCTGCTCTCCGTTTTCGGCTTCTTGATTTCCAGAAACATTAGAACCATTCTTGTTGGGATAATTACACTCTTTGCAGTCTTTCTCATGTATTATTATCATAAAAAAGAGAGCTTTAAAAACCAGGACAGAGAGAACTTTAAAAACCAGGCAAACGAGACATTGAGAGACAATGGATTACCTATAAACAAGGCCGGTGTATTTATGAACCCGACTTCCAACAATCCGTTTTCCAATGTTTTACTCACAGATTACGATTATAACCCCAACAAAAAACCGGCTCCTCCCGCATTCAACGACAAAATAAATGAAGAAATAAAGACGGAAACGAAAAGAATGATTAACGAAATAAATAGTGATCAACCAGATATAACCAAAAAACTCTACAAAGATTTAGGAGAAGAATTGGAATTCGAACAATCGTTGCGACAGTTTGTTTCTAATCCGAGCACCACTATTCCGAATGATCAAACATCATTTGCCGAATTCTGTTACGGTAGTATGGTATCCTGTAAAGAGGGTAATTTATTCGCCTGTGCTAGAAATAAGTCGAATTACTCAATTTATTAATATTTTTTATTTTATTTCCAATTCATTCTGAAAATCATTCTCTGTGTGTATAGTATAAAGTATAAATGACTACCGCTACCATTGGATCATATAATTTCAATAATTTAGGAAGTACTAGTTATGACACAACCGATCAAACCCAACAGAATGTTTATAATACCCGTTTCGCTAATTATACATTATCCAATTATTTTAGTGATAAAGTCAGTGATGACCACGTCAAATTTGCCACCCAACAACCAACTGTTATGTTCAACAGCACATTTTTAGGAAAAGGTCTTGCCAGCACTGCTGTCGAAGTGGATTCCAGTCTTTGGATTAACGAAGAACAAAACCAACGCTCTCTCGAAAAATTAGTGTTGGTCCCCCGCCCTTTCTTAACAATTCCTTATTTAGGACGTGGTTCATGCGATCCGACTGTGGAGACGCAACTCCTTTACGGAGAACCGGTTAGCGAGAAGAAGAGCGTTTCCACTATTATGGAGCAATCTTTCACCGACTATTCTATGCTTATTTTAGACGATCATATGACCGAACGTGTGAGCAACCCAACATTCACTATCGAAGAAAACTCGGGGTGGACACGCGGAGGCACTTCCACCCGCGAAATGTCCACCGACGAATATTTGAAACAGAACAACCGCCCCAATTCCTCGAGCTATTAGAACCGACAAAACAATAATTACATGACATGTTATTCATTCATCCGTCATGTAATTATTCAACCAAATCAAACGGAATTGTCTTCAATATTTCTGTTATGTGATGAAATATGGTGTCCGTCGCTATAACCGCGTCATTTTCACGATGCAATTCGTAAGACGGGTTCATAGAAGATGAAGAGAACACGGGTCGTTGGGTATACCCCCGTATTTCCAAGTAGCGACATATTTCTCTGTACAACAACATAATATCTATGGTGTGATGATACTTGCGCAAACATTCAATGAAGGCGTTCGTGAAAGCTCCAACCGACTGTTTCAACAGTATATTATACGTGTCTGAACTCTCTTGATCATCTTTGCAGCCACTAAACATGAATATGTTTGGATTTTCAATGACCACGTCGTCCACCATTTTACGAGTATATTGTGTTGGAGATAAATACTCGAATGCCCACTGCAAATTACAAATTGTGCCGCTGTGGCAACAGTCGAATATAATCAACGCTCTACATTTGATTTCTTTGATGAACATGAACAACTGAATATCGCGAATAGGACCGTACGTTTTGAAATCTATCGGAATAATAATATCGTCGATACCCTGATGTTTAATACTTCCTGGGTCCGGTATTTGAGAACCATGTCCGCTGTATTGTATCCATATTTCATCTAATTGAGAACTTTCTTCTACGATCATACGTATATTGGTCAAAATGTTCTCACCAGTAGGCAAATGTAAAGGGTCCGCTGCCGGGTCATCCCTCAGCATAATGATGTTGTCGGGATCGTAATTGTACGCATCTATCAACATATTTCGAATATTTATAACATCGTCAACACATCCCTTTAATGCAACTTCTGGAATAGAAGTGTAATCAATACCGATAAGCAGTGCCTTTTTCATGTCGATGTAGTATAATATACTAAAACAAAATACCATATTCAAAATATATTACGTGGAGTACTGGTGTATACAATATCTACAGTCATAGTATAAACGGTATGGCAGAAAACACAAAAATTACTTTTCCGGTATATAGGATCTATCAACTGGATGAAAACGAAACATTGAAACGCATCATTGTCTTTTATGGAGATAATTTAGAACCCATTTTATCGTTAAGTGAAATATTTAGTGATATCGAAATTGTCGAGATTGAAGATCAGAAAACAGAAGTAATATTCTCCAAATTGCAAATACATCCCGACGACACAATTGAAACTGTTAAGATGAAAATAGCGATGGAACTACAGACCGTCTCCTATTTCGAAATCTATATTTATTCGAGAATAAGAAGTTCTCTTTACTTGGAAAAATTCTACAACGATGTTACCCAAAAAGAACAATCACCATTTACTCCCAACATGTTGGGTCAATTGCTCATGAATTTACAATGGAACAAGGAGAGTATCACTCAAATACCCGACAAGGATAATTATACCTACGAAGACCTGTTGAAAATCGTGGGGGAAACGCAAGAGAGGGAAATTCTCGTTCCCCTCGGAATGAAGTTCTCTTCCACCCGCAATTTATTGTTCTCAACAGATCCATATGAACTCCTGCCTTCAGATACCGTAGTATTTAACCAAACTGTCGAGAACCCTCTCTTGGCGTTTATGAATACTACACTGTTGAGTTACGGAGATATTTTAGAGAACAAGATCTATGTTTACTTTCTAGATAATGTTCTCGAATACGCCGTCAGAAACGAGATTGACGAGAAATACGTGGTACAACTATATTTTCCAGAATTGAAAGACGAGAACATCTCTTCCGCCGACGAACTTTTACAGAAAAAACAGGATCTTCTACAGAGAACCCGGAAACGCATCACGCCCGAATTGGTAAAACAGCATAAGACGGTCAATATGTTCTACGATATTCAACTATTGAGACCCTCGGCCACACAATTGAAATACGTGTCGCGAGGCATCCAAACGTTTGAAATCGTTTTTCATCCCGAAAGTAAAATTGTTCTCCCGCTGGAAGCCATTTTTAAAAATGTACACGCTACCGCGAAAACGCCGTTCATCAAATATAATCCCGGAAATCGAAGAGAAAATGTTTATCGTCTCTATTATGATAAGGTGTCCAAATCCGGCAAAAAAATTCCAGTACTGAAAAAGACACAGATTGTTTACCTGTCGAAACAGAGCGGAAAACCTCGACAGGTTTCGTTTTTCGTTGCCGCCGCAGGCGGAATTGAATTGTTCATCGATGTTAACCAGAACGGCGATGTTGTATTGCGCGGCGATTTCAACGATACGCCCAAAACTCCTAAAGAAATGACGGCTATATTCGAGGAATGGGTAGATCCCATTATCAACAGCATCAATGCGTTCCTACAACAAACGGGCTACAAATTGTACGTCTCATCCTCCTTCCTAAAGAACGAAACTGTTGAAATAGTCAGAATGAAATACAAATCCAAAATTGAGACGCCGGTGTCTTTCGATCTGAAAAGTTACATGAGCGGATTGACCAGTATTTTCGAAGTTCTCGAAACCAACGTCACAAAGGGCGCGTTGCTTCGATTTAAACGTGTTGATAATTACCGAAAAATGGACGCCATACAATCTATGATTACCGAAGTGTTGAAGAGAACAAACGACGAAGTCGCGGTCGTCAATTCGTTGATGTCGAATTACAGTCTAAATCACGACGAGGCTCTCATGCAAATCGCTAAATATTTCAACGACCATATTCGGATCCAGGGAAAATACGTCAACAAATCATTGGACGTCGCCGACAATCCCGGATTTCCGACAAGTATGAAACTCAACATGGAGAACTTGTTCATCGAGATCGACAATATCACTTCGATCGACTACATCGAAATCCTGGAATGTTACATCGACAGTTTTGTATTGTTTACCCAACATCCCGATGATTTAGGAATATCTGTTGAAAAAATCAAAGGCCTGTTCTCCGGTCAAATCAAAGAAACCAGTAAAATTGCCGACAAACCCGAAACGGTAATCATACCGGCTACTGTTGAAAGAATACAGCCTCTCCAATTCGCTAAAAAGTACGACGATGAAGAAGAGGACGAAGACGACGACGACGAATTCGAAGGCAAAATATTCTTTGACGACGAAGACGAAGACGAAACCGAGGTGTCGAAACAGGAAGAGGAACAAACGGGAGGCGTCACTTCCGAGAACGAAACCTATTCTAGATATTTTCTACAGAAAAAGAAAAAACTTGAGCCCAATCTGTTTCTCACTGCCAAGGAAGGACAATACAAGGCATATACCCGTGCATGTCCGCTTCAAAGACAACCTGTTATTTTGACCGAAGAAGAGAAGCAGAAAATAGACAAAGAGAACCGCGACGCCTACACCTACGCCGTGAAATATGGAACGAACCCCGACAAAAAATACTGGTACGTTTGCCCCCGTTTTTGGTGCATGAAAACGAACCAACCAATATCCGAAGATCGTGTTAAATTAGGCGAGTGCGCGGGATCCGTTCGCGAATTCACCAGTTCCGATCACGTAAAAGACGGAAAATACATAAACCATTACCCCGGTTTTTTGCCTAAAGATACCCACCCCACTTCCTGTGTTCCTTGTTGTATGCGAAAAAACTGGGACACCAATGTTCAACAGAAAATTCGCAGACAAGAATGTGATATTGACGATGAAACCGACATCACGCGGCCGGAGGCCGCCACCGCCACCGAAGCGGAAGACGCGGCGGAACCGGTTTCTCAAAAAAAACTGAAACCCGCCGTCCTTAAAAAAACGGACACTTCGAATTTATATATCGTCGGGTTCGACAAATACCCCATTCCTAAAGAACGGTGGGGATTTCTCCCCCCTGCCATCCAAATGTTTCTACAGATCAATTATAATGATGTCATTGTGAGAAAAACGCCGTCACTCATTAAACCCGGCAGCACCACGTTTCTGAGATATGGTGTTGAACAGTCCAGAAACCAATCCTTCATTGGATGCTTTGCGGACATATACGCATCTCTAAATCATTACAAGGACGACAATAAACCGATCCCCACAATCAAGGAATTCCGCACCACCTTACAGAAATCAATCACGCTCGATTTGTTTCTAAAAGCACACAACGGTTCTCTTGTAAGTATCTTTCAACCCGCGAAAATACAGTTGAGCACAGAAATAATTCATAAACACGTCAACACCGAATTCTACCGAAGGATAGATCAAACGGACGAAGCACAAGTGGATTTCCTAGAGGATACTGTTGCCGCCTTCGAGAACTTTTTACAATATATCGGCGACGACGACGCCCTGATTGACCACACCTATATGTGGGACATAATTACGTCCAACAATCCCACTCTGTTTCCCAACGGACTTAATTTGGTCGTCCTGGAAATCGCCGACAACGACATTACCGACAACGTCGAGATCTTGTGCCCCACCAATTCCTACATGGACAAATATTATGATCCGTCTCGCGAAACCGTAATTCTGCTGAAACATAACGAATATTATGAACCGATTTACATGTACAATATTACCACCGCAACAGAGAAAACATTGATTACCACGGCAGCCTTTTCATCGGAAACCTCGCCGCCGGAACTGAAACGCATACTCTCCATTATCCAGAAATCGAATAATAAATACTGTAGAGGTTTCCCCAGTATGCCCAGAGTATACCAATTCAAACAGAATATTCTCGCCGTAAAATTACACAACATCTTGAAAACATATCAGTATCATATTGTCTCACAGGTTTCCAATTATCGCGGGAAAATTATAGGTCTCATCACCTCTGTCTCGAAAGATACGCCGTCGTATTTCGTTCCGTGTTTTCCGTCTTCACAAGTAACCGACACCTCTACAGTTATTCCTGTTATTTTCATGGACGACGTCAAATGGCAACCTTATGATAAAACCCGCGACTTTCTACTTTCCGTTGCAAAAATGACTAAAGGAGAAGTTCTCTCCAACCCGGCATTTAAAGTGGTAGAACAAAATCTCATTATCGGAATGTTGACCGAAACCAACCAGTACATTCAAATCGATCCGCCCATCGCAAACAATGTCGAAGATGATATACCCGTATACAATTCTGTTGGCTACGGTGAATATTTCGACGTGGATAAAACGTTGGCCACCAAAACGACACCCGATCCGGAGAGAACCCAAGTAACCAAACGCGTTTATCTAGAAACGCAATTCTACACCGCCTTCCGAACAACTGTACGTATCATCTTGAATGAATTCCATAACCGCAAAGTTCGCGATAAAATCATTCAGTGGATAGAAGACGATAATCAATTCTATCAAGTCAAATTGAAGAAAATAGATATACTGTTGAGAACCATCATGTCACCACACATCGTTTTCAACGATATTCCGCCCGAATTGTTGGCGGAGTTCGGCGAAATTTCCACCTGTATGTCCGACTGTAAAGAGAAAAAGTATTGTTTGGTGAAACAGGGTGGAGAGTGTGTTCTCATTTTACCCAACAGAAATTTAATTACGGGCGAAGAGAACCAAACCTCTTATTATAGCCGAATTAGTGATGAACTGTTGAGATATAAACGGATACAGATGTTTCTGTTGAAACCCAAGAAGTACCTGAATATCACCGACACGGAATACAAGATCAACGACAGAGAATTTATCCTTATACAGTCACTCTTGGACGGGAATTATTTCGACAATCTAGAACCCTATCAACTCAATCAATATGTGACGAATATACCTTACGATACCGCAACACCAATCATCAGCCAAAAATATTCGTCGAATGTTTCTCTGAAAGATCAAACCGATAATATAGTGTTGAAGGAAACCAATAAAGACGGCGATTACATGACAGAATGTGTAGAAGAAGTTCTCCCCGCCATCGTCGGAAACGACCGCAGTTACTGGCCAAAAATATTCCCTTTGAATTCACAGGAAATCGTTTTCAACACGACCGTCAATTGCACCTTTTATCTGTTGATTGAAATTATACGAAAACGCACCAAGATCATTACCTCCATTTCGGATTTAAAATCGGTTCTCATAAAGAAGTATAGAGAACTTCCTCAACACGCGAATAAAATACTCAGCATTTTAGCGAAACAAGGAGGGAAGAAAAAACTTGTCGAGAAAGTAGTGTCGAACCGTATTACACTTGAAGATATGATCATGAGCGAAGAGTATTTCCTCACCAATCTAGATCTGTGGGCGATTTCTTCCATCCTTAATCTACCTATTCTGTTGTTCTCATCCAAGAATTTAGAGAACCTATTGTTGAATGTAAAATGGATAACTTTAGGAGGAAATCGAGAGAAGAGTGCGTTTTTCGCGGTTCGTTCTTCCATTGAGAAGGGGACTGTGCCACAATACCACCTGATAAATCCGTCTCATCGCTTGAATAAACTCAACAATAATTTTTACGGAATGATTAACAATCCCGAGTACGCGGAGAACAATCTGTCTTTTGAAACCTATCTGGATACACATAATATTGCCGTCTAAGAAAATTTTGTATCTTGTTATGATATATTATGTATAGCATAACAAAATACACGTACAAACAAGCGAAGAAATTGGGCGTTACCGTAAAACCGTCGACCAACAAAACCAAGAAAATCGACGTTTTCAGGAAAGATCGTAAAGTGGCATCTGTTGGGGCTCTCGGTATGAACGATTTTCCGACGTATATCAAAAAAAAAGGGTTGAAATTCGCCAAAACCAGACGAAGACTGTACAAAATTAGACACGAAAAGGACAGACATGAAAAGGGAAGTGCCGGCTATTACGCCGATAAATTATTGTGGTAATTGGTGTAACTAAAATCCTAGATCGTAATCGTCATCGATAACACCGATATCGCTTTTCCTTACCGCCAACAGATTATTCTTGATCACTACGTTGTTCTTCGAACACACATCGGTTGGATCCTCCAATGCACCGAACATCTTGTCGATCTCCTTTTGCCTCTCAACAGTCTCTACTTCTACGTCGTCCATATTATTCATCTCTTCCATATCCATCACGAGTTGGAACGATCCCGTTCCGAAATATCCGGTTTGTCCCATCATAATATTCGCCGACACGCCGCGCATGTGGTCAAAATCCGCATGGCGCGATGCGTTCAGTAAAACTTCCGTGTGCACTTCGAACGTTGCTTTTGAAATAGGTCCAATATCATCGTTCAAAATACCCGATCGGAAAATAGACACCATATTTTCTGTTGAAGTCATCCTGTCGACCAGCACACTCAAATGATGGTAGTTGATGTATATGCCACCACTGAACTCCATCACTTCCGAGAATTCGTTGAATATGATTTGTCTCGCCGCTTCAATTCCCAACACGTCGAATATCTCCTTGATGTCGTTACTGTACGTTCGGTTTGCGTCTATGTAATCGAGTGCCATCACTTCCATCAAATTCGTTCCTGTTGTATCCAGCACCCAAGTGTCTTTACGAACATATTTGCCCTCGTCTTTTATAACGTTGTTCTGTAATTTACGTGCCGTCACGTTCTTGATCTTTTGTACGCCGCGCAAAACGACGTTGTTCAAGAGGGCGTCTTGGAAATTGCGCAACAGGTATATATCGTCCGACTGATCAAGAGTATCCGGAATTCCCTTTTTCTTATTCTTATTCAAGATGGAACTGTTAAGTCTAATGCGGAAAACGAGATTGTTGTCGTTGTAGTCGGAATATATACAGCTGGTCTCGTTACCGTAAGAGTTGGTTATCGCAAAATGAATATCGTCCATGGTGATGTTCTTCTCGAGAAGCGCCTCCGCATCGATCTCCATGCGGATCATCCACTTCGATTTATTTTGTGTGTCCGCTTCTTTCTCTTCTCCAGAGACGCCTAAACATTCTTCCAACATGTTCTCGAATTCATAATACTGTTGCATCAAAAGATTGTCTTCTTGGATCGTCGTCGCTCGGTCATTCGGATCGAAACATATCTGCACCGATTTGACAATATTTATCAGTTTCGTGTGTTCCAACATATTCGAGAATTGTGTCGCCTTGTTCTTATCCGTCTCGTCTTCCGGTTTCAAATGAATTGTCAGTGACGGGTTCTTCGGATTTTTCGTTAATCTCAGGATTTCCTCTATGCGAGGAACACCTCGAGTTACATTGGATTTGCTCGATATCCCCGCACTATGAAAAGTGTCATTTAGACAGAGAGCATTATAAGTGTCAAAAGTTCGAGTTTCTTCAACAGTCAGGTCATAGGCATATTCGGTAGTATTAGGAACTTGTTGAATTTTTACGACCTCGTCAAATTCCAAGTCCATCATGCGGCCATTTCTATCTTCAAGATAGATTTTACCATCTATACAATTGGGGAGAGTGAGGCCAAAACGGTTATACTGTAAATTGTATTTTTTCTCGCGTAAAACCATTACACGTGCCTGTTTCTTTTGTATCGATAAGTTCAATATGTCGGCAAATTTATTGGCCTGTTGATTACTAAATCGTAATAGATATGATTGACGAATATTCTCCGGTTTTGTACCACGATTATTGCTTTCGACTTTGCGTGGTTTATGTATTTTTCCCATTACACCTAGGTTCTTACACATGATTTGTACATCGAGTAATAGTTTATAGGATACTGAAGTCGCTGTAATATCAATATCATTCACATATCCATCTCCGGAAATGTATGCATCCAAGAAACCGCGAATACATTCCGGATTTGAAAACACGATCCTTTCCGAGACGAATTTATTGTGACTTAGTTTTCCACACAAGATTTCCATGATATGACACATAATTGTACTGTAGATGCGAAGGTCGGTACTCGTCCATCCCTCTTGGATCTTATTGATATGAACATACTTCTTCGTCGTTAAATTGTATTTATCACAAACTCTTTGAATAGGTGCAAAATATTCCGCGTCGTTGTTAGCAATCGATATTTGGTGTTTGGTCATGCATCCCTCCGCCGCGTACGCACCGACGAAATAACCGAAATCATAATCTAACTCGATTTTCTCCGGGATCATATAATTGCAGATATTGTTTGTTGTAGTGTACACCATTCCAGGTTTGTGATCTATGGGAATATTCGTATTTTTTTTTTTATTTCCCTTTACAACTCGGTATGCACTATCGCTTCGATTATACGGAAGAGTGAACTTCTTTCCGTGGTATTTTGACCACCAAAAATGGTCGTCCACCACTTCACGCGCCTTCTCAAGTTCGCTCGTGTAAATGTATTTGGATGTAGGCAAGATCTCCTTCAAATCGATGATGTGGCTCGTCTTATACTCTAGCGGTTTTCTCGAACACGGCAGGTAATCTCCCACTTTCAATTCGGATCCGTTGATGCCTTGGATCTTGCCGTCAATCAGTTTCAACAAGGATTTCGCCTTGGTCACCGTGATTTCGCGACAACCAGCCGTAGTGACCTTCAACATCGTATTTGTTCCGTCTTCGTTAATCACCGGATGTTTTGTAACAGCCTCTATTCTTCGCCAAACCGTCTCGCCGTCTTCGGTCGAACAAGGAACCTCGTAGTAATCATTCAATTCCGCGTATGTCGTATCCTTATCCTTCATGTATTCTATTTTAGGCGAAGTCTTAATTCCTAAGTTCGTGAAATCTCCGATCTGAACCTTGGATATTTCTCCGTGTTGATTTCTCACCAAGATCTCAGTTTCGTAGGTAACCGAATTAAGCGTCAGCTGCGTAGTGGGTTCACCTAATGATTGACCCGCAATAATACCGACCATTTCACCTGGATGGACAATCGCCTGTTTATATTTCAACAGTATGGTTTCCAATAATACGACCAGACCCTTGCGATGGAACCTCTTCACCGTAAGCAATTCCTTCGGAGTTAAGTAGTAGTAATAGAGGACCTTGAATAGAGACGTGGGCTGAACATATTGGATTTTGTTGAGTTTCTCGAAATACTCTTCGAATAGTTGGAAAGCCTCCAGAGGTGTGATGTCGACAATAGAATTCGAATTGAGATTGAGCTGTCCCTGGATATTCTGTATGATGTTTTGGAATGCCACCGGCACCTTTACAGTATTGTCGCTCTTGTTCTTGAACACCGCGTCTATCACACTGGTCCTCCAGTCAATCATCTTTTCGATGTATTTCTTACACATGTCTTTCGTGTCGGTTCTTTGCCGTTTCAAACGAGTAACTGTGCTCTTGCTGTATACACCGAGCAGTTCATTGTGTTGATCGTTGATGCCGATGATATCGTAATGCAAGTAAATGTCTTCGGTACTTAGTCCAACCAACGGGATCGCCTGATTTTCAATACGTGTCGAATCGAAGCCGTCATCGCCGTACGCGAACTGGATGATCTTACCCTTGTTGTTTCGAACAGTCATATCGTACTCTACCTTCAGATCTTCCAAACCCTTGATCAAACGGCGCTGGATATATCCGGTTTGGGACGTTTTTACAGCGGTATCTATGAGACCAATACGGCCACCCATTGCGTGGAAGAATAATTCGGGGGCCGTTAATCCAGAAATGTACGAATTCTCGATGAAACCGCGGGCATTGGGCGTATCGTCGAATTTACTGAAATGCGGGAGAGTACGACTGTCGAAACCATACGCAATTCGTTTACCGTCTACATTGGTTTGACCCAAACACGAAATCATCTGTGAAATATTCAAAGGACTGCCTTTCGACCCCGAATTTACGATCATGACAAAACGATTGGTTTTGCTCAAAGATTTACGACCGATCTTACCCGATTCATTACAGGCTTCGTTCAGAATATTGTTGACGTTACTCTCGAACTCGTTGAAATTCGTCGATGCCGTATTATTCTCGAAAATGCCTAAATGAACCTTGTCGATCAAACTCTGAACCTCCTGTTTTTGCCTAGTGATTACCTGTAGAATACGGTCCTGTGTAGTCTTGTTGGCAATGAGATCGCTAATCCCAACACTGAATGAACTCGACTTCATATACTCGGTTATAACGTTCTGCATATTATCAATGAACTTCGTCGCCTCCATGCTTCCGAAATCGTTGCATATACGATGAATAATGCCCTTTGATGTTGAACCCAGTACCGACTTCTCGATCTGACCCCGAATATATTTTCCGTTGTGGATCTCCAAGACATTGTTCGTTGTTGCGTAATCGTCGGCGTCGTCGTCGTACAAATTCGTCTTGTACTTCAATGTAACCGGCGGCAATATCTGCGAAATAATATCGAAACTACTTATCTTATTCCCCTTTTCACGAAGAGCCTGGACATCTACGTGCGGGTACATCATCAAGAGGTTCATCGCCTCTCTCGGTGTGAAATTTATGTTTTGTCTCGTAAAACGATAAGACCCGATCATACCATCCTGGAATATACCGATAATCGGCGAATTTCCAGAAGGACTTATCAATTGGTGTTGAATTGCTGCTAAATGACGCAACTCGGTTTCTGCTAATATATTTTGGGGCATGTGCATATTCATTTCCATGAAAAGTTTTACAGGCTCAGGGGGAGCCACCTGGTCTTTCGCACCAGGATCGGACTGTATCTTAGGCCAATTCTGGATGACTAATCCATCATTATTGACCGATACCCGTTCAGTCTCTGAATGCCTACCATACTCTTGTCATAACGAGGTTAGGTAGTAACACGGCTGATTGCCCAATCCTTCACATTGTCACCATTGGGGTAGGCTATTAACCTAGTTCCTCTTTGCACATTTCTGCGCTAGAGTGGTAGTGAAGGCTCTAAGGGGTTTCCAGCAACAAGGTATCTTGCCATTCTATTAATTCATTTATAAAGGTTATCGCTCTTTCTTTTATTTGTGATATTGGTTCGAATTTTCCGACGAAGCTGGTTTTCACTTTTTGTATAACTACTCTTACATATTCATAGTTAAGTTTGTTATTCCTAACAATATGAATATATTTATCTATATCATTTTTATCTACAGTAACATCTCTAAATCGGTCAAACTTCTTTTGCAAGTGTTGTCTCTGCGCATTTTCCATAAGCTTCTTACGAACGTCTTCGCTGTTAGTTGCTTCTTTTAATCTCGCAGAAATCAACGCCTTGGTATCATCGCTTCTCTTTGAACCACGTCTAGGTTTAGCTGTGGGCTGTGGCACCAACGTTATCGTTTCTGTTTTCAATTTACAGAACGTTCTGCCCCCGTCAGTTAAATTATAGCCATTTGGAAATTTTGTATTAAGTTCTGATATATACTTTTGTTCAAGTGTGTCCAACTCCTCTATTTCACATGTTAGGAGTAATTCACACTTGAATTTATCAGAACCATACTTTTGTATGGAAGAATTTAAATAGCGGCTCACATTCTTTTTGTTCGAAAAAGCTTCGTGAATATGATCTTTAAATCTTCCCATATATCCAAATGGTCTATATTTAGCGTGGTTCAATCGATGAGTTCTAGTTTGACCGATGTAAGATTTGTTTGTTACTGTATTTGTTATTTTATATATTTCGCCCCTAACTTCGTCAAATTCATCCAATCCCAATATCATTCTATTGTTATATAGCGAGTTACCTTTATATTGTTATTAATAATAATGACTAGGCGATTATATTGTCTTCATACTTTTATGCGGAAAGCATGAGACAGTAGATATTACACTGTTTTATCTCGTTAAGTATTATCTACAACTTAACGAGCAGTCGCCTGTTGGG